AAGCATTCTGGAGATTTAGGTGACATAATCTACAGTCTTCCAACCATTAGAGCTTTGGGGGGAGGCATACTCTTTCTAGATCCAAATGGAGGAGAGGAGGAGCCTTGCATAAAGATGCAATGCATAGATGGTAAGACTAAATTAAGTAAGCAAACGATAGACACTCTATCTCCATTGTTGAAGTTACAACCATACATTTCTGATGTTAAGTATTGGAATGGAGAAAAGGTTGATTACAACTTGGATGAATTTAGAAAGAAATTTAATGATCCTAGGAAGAGAAGTAAAACAAGTAATCTAGCTGATTTACATTTAGAGCAATTTAATCTTCCCTTCTCAGAGGTAGAGAAGCCATGGTTACATGTTGACGGAGAGATAAAGCTTCATAAGAAGGTCATCATCGCCAGATCGCCTAGAGTCCAAGGCGGATTCGGCACTCTGAACGCAACTAAATTCTTTTTGAGAGATAATGCGATATTTGTTGGAGTTCCTAAAGAGCATGAGTTCTTTGAATGGACATTTGGAATTAAGATTGATTATCACAAGACGGATACGATACTAGAGTT